CATCGTGGTCGCAGCGGGGATTTCGTTGACTCCAGGAGTCCCGGGAGGGACGGCGGTGTTGGTAATCCCAATGCTGCGACGCAGCGTGGTGCCATCCCAGAACAGCGGCAGAGTCACACTGTCGCCCGCCTGAATAACCAGATACCTGCCCGCCTGACAGAAGTGCGCAATTGGTGGTTCGGGTGGATTAAACAGCCCAAACAGGGCGGAGAGATTTACGGGGTCGGCACCTTCGGCCACGAGCAGGATGATGCCGCTGATGGAGTAGATGTGATACGGCGTAGCGTCGTTGTCCGGCTGGTAGAGCCACTTTCCTTGGAACAGTCCATTCGCGGCGACTTGACTCAAACGTCGAAAGCCCCACCTTGGATAAATGCCACCATCCCGGACGGTCGCGTTGTCCAGCCACGCGAGCTGATTGCGGGCGAGTCCGTTGGGGTTTCGATCAGACTGGATGGTGGTGACCTTGATGGAATCAACACCACCAGAGAAGTCAACAGAGCCGTCCGTAATGATTACGTTGCCTTGCATTCCAGTCGTTGACCTGAAACTGAGCTAAAGATACCGTCATTTCAAGAGAAACATGATCATCCAGTCAGGCATTAAGAAAGCCACGGGCAATTATCTCAAGTATGGTTTGTGGTGGGGATCGAACTACGACCCCGCTGCGATTGAGCTCCACATGATCAGCAAGGGCGGTAAGTGGGAGAAGACGGATGGCACCACCGCAGGCGAAGGACTCTATCACCACTTCCGCAGGTTTCAGGAAGTTGTGTGGCCGGATCGCATCTGGCAGGTCGGCCCCTTCGTCAATCACTGGGCCGAGAAGTGTCTGGAGGTATTCATCGAGCACAACTACATCGGAGTGATGGGCTGTGCGGCATCGGGGAAATCCGACAGCTTCGGCTGCAACGTGGTCACCGACTGGTATGCCCACAAGTCCCACATGACGGTGCTTGTCAGCTCGACCGAGCGAGAAATGCTGGAGCTCCGCATCTGGGGCATGATCAAGAAATACCACAAGCTGGCCAAGGCCGATCACGTCTGGATTCCTGGTCACTTGATCGAAGGCAAGCAGCGCATCATCACCGACCCCAAGTCCGAGTTCACCGAGGGGCGTGACTTCAAGAATGGCATCATGGGCGTGGCCTGCAAGAAGGGGAATCAATACGTCGGGCTCGGCTCCATGATAGGCATTCACAACAAGATGGTGACGCTGGTGGCCGACGAAGCCAACCTGATGCCACGGGCCTTCCTCGACTCCACGTCCAACCTGTCAAAGTGCGAACGCTTCAAGCTGATCGCTTTGGGAAATCCCAATGAGACTACCAACGCCCACGGCGCGGTGTGCGAGCCAGAGACGGCGCTGGGCGGCTGGGAGGGTGGCGTTGACCAGACTCCGGGCACGAAGACTTGGAAGACCCGATTCCCGAATGGCGTCTGCCTCCAGCTCCCGGGCAGCGATTCGCCCAACATGCAATCCCCGCCCGGTGACCCGCCGCCGTTCCCGTTCCTCGTAACTCGCCAGCAGATGACCGACGACGCCTCCATCTGGGGCGTGGACGACTGGCACTTCACCATGATGAACGAGGCCCGCATGCCCCGGGGGCAGGGCAGCCGTCGCGTCCTCACCCGTCAGGCGTGCGTTAAGTTCGGCGCGTTCGAGAAGGCCAACTTCCGGGATTCTCGTATTACGAAAATTGCCTTCCTCGACGCCGCCTACCGTGGTGTCGGCGGCGACCGGTGCGTGTTCGGAGAGCTCCAGTTTGGCCCGGAGATCGAGCCCGGCGATGCCATGCCCGTGGGCACGATGCTCAATGCGTTGGTTATTCAGGACCAGAAACCGCCCACTGGCCGGCAGATCATCTCACTGGTGGACCTGATGCAGATTCCCATCGAGGCAGCCAAGGACTCTGAGTCCCCCGAGGACCAGATCGTCCAGTTCGTCAAAGGGCAGCTCTCGAACCGGGGCATCGAGCATAGCCACTTCTTCTACGACGCGGGCATGCGGACCAGTCTGGTCACCGCCTTCGCCCGTAATGGCATGGTCATGACCGAGTCCATCGACTGCGGCGGCAAGCCGTCCGAGGACATGGTGTCATCGGAAATCCAGAAGAAGTGCTGCGACTACTACTCCAAGTTCGTGACCGAGCTGTGGTATAGCGTGCGCTACGTCGTCGAGGCCAGACAGTTCCGGGGCATGCGCGAGGATGCCTGCTCGGAGTTCTCCCAGCGGGAGTGGAAGATGGTTTCGGGAAACCGCATCGAGGTCGAGAGCAAGGAGGAGATGAAGGTCAAGACCGGGCGATCACCCGACCTGGCTGACGCCATCGCCATCGGGATTCTGGGGGCGCGGCGCCGGGGATTCCATATCAAGCGGCTGGGCTCGGTGAGCATTCACACCACCAGTGAGCAATGGAAGGTGAAGCTTAGACAGCAGGCCAATCGCCTGCGGAAGTCCGGCAAACTGACTTTCACGGGCTCTTGATATTCCACTCACTGAAAACCCACGGCAGCCCCTCTCCCACGTTGGTCATGGCGAAGCGGGCGATGAAGAACTCCATGTAGTTTGTGGGCATCAACATCACCCGGTTGGTGCCCTGAGGAACGAACAGCTTGTGGGTGAACTCCGTAAGGATGTTGGTCGTGGACCAGATGTCCGTGATGATATACTTGGAAGTCTCCGAGTCGTTGTGGTTATCCCAGATCAACCAAAACGGCTGGATGGGTAGCGCTTCTGACTGCCCTCCAGCCGAGATTTGGGTGCGAACCATTTCTGCCATCTTCGACCTCAGCGTGGCTTGCCTTGAGGCGCAGCCGCACACGATCAACAATAGCAGCAGCCATCTCATGTTCCACCAGTGATGGACTTAACCACCTTGTTCAAGCCCGACTCCACGCCGGATGCCATGGCAGCTTCCTTGATGGCGGTCTTGACCGCTTCGCCACCCTTGGCTTCGACGCCGACGATGGTGGCCTTGAGCTGGTCACTCTTACGCTTGGCGAACCACGCCGCCAGAGCGGCCACGGTCCCAAGCCCGATGTCAACCACTGGCGAGAATGGGAAGAACGGCTTGGCCGCGTCATTGACGGCCTTGGCGGCTTCCAATCCTGAGGTCAGCTTGGGGTCGACCTCGACCACCTTGTCGTATTTCCCAGAGCCCGGAGGATTCTCAACCAGTTTGGTTACGGTGCAACCCACCATGACGAGCATGATGGCCAGTGCGATTCCGAGTTTTGTTTTCATGATTACACCCCCCACTTTGTCTGCATTCCGGCCAGAAGCAAGCCACGGTTTGCGTCTGAAAGGACACTGTTGTAAATCCCCATCTCGGCAATCTTGCCAGTCCACGTCCCGAGTGCGGGGAACCCGATAATGCAACTCCCTGGAGCCACCAACCCCGGAATCGCTATCCCATTGTCGTTCTGGATTCCGTTGATGTAAATTTTAGTGTCGCCAGCTCCACTACCCGATCTGGTAACCATCAACACGACCCAAATTCCGGTGGCGTCACCAAAGCTTGTTAGGGTATCAAACGCGCCGCCATTCTTTTGAAAGACGTAGGATGGGTTTTGAATCAAAACAGCACCTCCGGCTGTGTTCTCAATCAATAAATGCGTGTCACCTGAATTGGGACCGGCCTGAACCACTGCGAAGAAAGTAAATACTCCGCCAGCTCCAGCATCCCAGAAGTCGGCGAGTGGGCAGTCGAGCCAGCGGTTGTCGGCGAACACCATGGAATAGTCCACCGTAGGCAGTCCGTTCTGTGAGTTGGTGACGTAATTGGGACGATTGGCAAGAACTGCCTGATTTGGATTGTTCCCTCCTCCACTCTGGTCGTTCCATTGTTGAACTGGGTCGTTGTTGACTGCTGGTGTCGTGCCAGCATCGGAGAACACTTCAGCATCGGCCTTAATCCAAAAATAGAGCCCGGCAATGTCGGCTGGAGAGAACTGCTCCAGTGAGCCAATCCGATTCAGAAGCGCCAACCTCAATGCCTCAGCCAATGAAATCCCGAGGCAGGTATAGCACTTTGACTCCTCCATCAGAGTGTTCAGCGGTATCATACATACTCGGCAGTTGCCGGACCACCACCGGCCACCTGGGTCCAGACGCCACAGGGGAATTGTGATTCCGGGATTGAGTAGACCACAGGGCCCGGGAAGATGATCTCAAACACCTCCCACACCCCGGCAACGAGTCGGATTCCGTAGTCAGCAGAGGGCGTCGTCTGAAGCCACAGCGTGGCGCTCGACTCGACATACTGACCGTCGTAGCCACCGCTGGGTGCGTTAAATTGAATGGTCGTGGTGACCGTTCCGCAAGGAAGGTCTTCGCCAGCCAGCAGGCTGAGCAAAGCAAGCAGCATCAGATCGAACATGGAAAGCCCGAGACAGGCGTAGCAGTTCGTGGTGGAAATCAGGCCCTGCGGCGAGACGTCCGCTGCCGGGTCGGCTGCCAGAACGATGCGGCGCAGTAGTGCCAGTTCGAGGATTTGTGCCGTGGAGAGTTCCCCAAAGCACATATAGCACTTACCCTCCTCCATCAAGGTGTTGGCGGGAATGGCCATTATTCGTTCATGTAGCCCGCCATCTCAGAGTCCGGAGATTCGACTTCCTCTCCGACCTCTGGCTCTTCGTTGTGCGGGACGTAGGTTACCTCTACCTGACCGTCGAGAACGCGCTCAACGCGAACCTTGCATTCCGTTCCGGGAGTGAGGTCTTTGCCCTGAAAGAAGTCGGTTGGAAGCAGCGCGGTCTGCGCCTCGCTCTCGGTCGGGTTGTCAACCTCCACGCCGAGGTCGTCGCCCTCTTCGGGAGCAGGTGAACTATACATTTCTGCCATAGATGGTCCTTTCCCCAACTGACATTTACTGATGTGACAGGCGTCACGCCCCGACTATGGAGCGTGACGCCGCAACAATCAATTCCGATCAGGCGATGGGGCCATCCTCAGAACCAGTAGGAACACCGGTTCCGTAGATGCCATCCGGAGCCGGGCACTCAGGCAGTGCGCTGGAGTAGTTCTGGGCCGGGTATCCGGGATTCGTGGAGCACACGTCGATTTCCGGAATGCAGAACTGTTCGCGCTTGTGGAAATACACACGGGCGAATTCGTAGTGCAGCGGACGGACGTAGTATTTGAACCACGCACCGAACTGACCCTTGTTACCCCACTTGTTACCAATGGGAGCGCCATTGACGTCGGCACCGAGATCATGCATGTGGAACTGCCACTTGCCGCCGAAGTCGCGGCTGACGAAGGGCATCTCCGGGTTGATCGGCGTCGCGTTGAACACGAGCATCTCCATGGCCTTTTTGTGCCACTGGAAGCTGATCGCATACTGGGCGCGGTCGAAGTCTGGATTCACATCCGAGCCGATACCCGCCGCGCCGCCTGCACCTGTGGTCACGCCATTGGTGTAGGGCAGCACAATCTGGTATCGATACCGGTTGCCGTTGCCGCCGTGAGCGCCAGCACCAAGGTCCTGCACGAAGTTGAACCGGAGTCCCAGTTCGTCCACGCGGACCATGTAGTTGCCGATGCTTCCGGAGAAGCCATAGCGCCAGTAAGCGCTCTGGTCGCCCCACTGGGTAAAGCGCCAGTTGGCGTTCACGTTGGGGTTGTTGCCACCGCCGACGCCGAGCTGTCCACCCAGGCGATCGAGGAACCAGCAGGAATCCATGTCGGTCACCAGCTCCACGAAGGGAGCGGTTTCCTTGAAGGGATTCTTGCCGGCGTAGCCTTCGCGCATGGTCTTGGACCAGTTGTTCTGCAACATCTGGGGCACCAGATGGAACAGTCGCGTTGGGGCTGCGGAAGTGTCGAAGTAGATTTCATCGTCAGCGATACCATCACCGTCAGTGTCCACGGACACCCACTCGAAGGTGAAATTGCTGAGCAGCGCGTTCGCCATGTGGCGATACTTGGCCCAGAACAGCGCACGCTTACGGGCGAACATCGAGTAGATGTTCATCGTGTTTGGGCGCAGGATTTCGTTGATGATCTGCGAGAGGTGCTGCTCCGCATGGGTCACATGCATCTCCTGATCGTAGCAAAGCAGTGGCGTGGACCACGTCTGTTGCTCGGCGAAGTAGGTCAGGCGGTCAGCGCCCCAGCCAATCTTGGCCTCAGTCGGGTCGCAAGGATTACCACTGCAACCAGCTCCTGGAGTCTGGACGCGATTCCACTGTTTCGTGGTATTCGCCCACACTGCGCGGAAGCGGTCTTGGGTAACTTCAGCGGGGGTTCCCATGGGCATCTCACCCATGGCCATATTTCCAATCCAGCTATCGGTAAGCCGGATGTCCTCCATGATCAACTCATCAAAGCGAGGAGTCTCGTCGACAAGGAACTGCGGGAAATCGCAGGCTTGCAATACGCCTTCTGGACAGCTCATAAATCAAAAAAGTTCAAGAGTTCACTGAACGCGAAAGCGGCTTCACACACGCTCAGCGTGCAGAATGCTTCCGTAATGGATTTATAGCCTCCGTGGCGCTGATTGAGCCATCAGCTATGGCACCTGATGTCCGTCAGGTTCGGCACGTTGGAAAATCCCAACTAAAGATTGGTAGCTTACCCGGCTCGTTTTGTCAACTTTGGAGCGACAGACGCTGCTGCTTGAACGAGTCCTTGGTAGTTCATGAATTGCTCCAAGGTGCGGTTTTTCCTGAAGTGAAACCACCTGACAGAGTTGATGGCGTGCTTAAAGCTGTAGAAGTCCTTCTTCATACGAGTTACAAGCTTATATGCGGGGTGGTTTGGAAACATTTTCATCAGTTCGTGAACAGCTTTGTGGTGTTCTCGGCAGAGAGTCCTCAGATCGCACAGCTTTGTTTTGTTCCAAGACTTTCTATAC